GAAGAAGGCGGATGCCGAGGCCAAGAAGAAGGCGGATGCTGAGGCCAAGAAGAAGGCGGATGCCGAGGCCAAGAAGAAGGCGGATGCTGAGGCCAAGAAGAAGGCGGATGCCGAGGCCAAGAAGACGGAAGAGTAAATTACCTAATTATACAGCTTTTCATATAACTTCATATAATGTATGCTTGATGTTTTAAATACCCCAGTAAGCATATATTCGCGATAACACGGAATAAAGACATCTAAATAATCGTAACTACACAAAATAGTGAGACCAATATCATATTCGGTTGAAAACATAAATTCTGCCGCTTTCGAATAGAAACGCTTGAATAAAGGATGTTCTTTCGTATTGGAATAAATATGGGTCAGCGCACGCGAAGTTGCGTCGTCGTCATATTCCAACTCATCCTTACTTTCCACGTCTACATCATCACTTACAGCGGGATAATTTGCTTTGTTCATGGAAAACAACTTGCGCAGTGACTCGCGATATTGAGCCGTATCATTATACATAATCGGTTCAAATCCATCTTTCTCGCACTCAAGCATGATAGTCATTATGATAACATGTAATTTAATTCTAAATACATTTTACTAATTTATTTGATATGCCTTATACAGTTGGACAAAATACCCAATCTAAATCTTCACACACCTTTTTCCATATCATATCTTGTTCCAGTTGCTTTTCGCGGTCTTTCATCATCGGTATATACGGCAAATACTGTGTTTGGTCCAATAAATTACACAATTGATACAAGGTATAGGTATAATTAAAAAAATTTGTTCTATTCGCAGGACAATGAACTGCCCATGGTTTTTGAATTTCAATAAACAATACACACAATGTTTCGTGTAGTTCTTCGTTCATTACAGGCGGCTTAATACCAAACAGGGAATTAATATACTGAATATGCTCAAAATATTTATTCAATCCAAGTTTTCTCAGAATATCACGCATCTTATTGTAATTCAACGTGGACATATCTTGAATGCGTTCTTTTTTAATACGCGCTTTAATGGCATCGATAACTTCTTCCGGTATTTGCGTAGTTTCTTTTGCTTGGAATTGCGATAATATTTCTTTGAAATGATTCAGGCGAATATAGGCAGTATACGAAACTTCATTGGGTGGGTCTTTGTTGTTTGGTTTTGAACCGTCTACAATATATGTAATAAACTTCGCACATTCAGGATTATTACAAATCAGAATCCCCTCTTCGTCTTGTGGAATCATTTCACCTTTGCCGCACGCAAGACATACATCAGAGGAAACAATACAGTCCTGCATGTTATATGCGTCATTCGTTACATTTTTCCAATAGTTTTGATAATACTTTTTAGATAGAACATATTTGGTGCTTTGTACGTTGGAAGCCTCTTTGGTAGTGGATTTAATTTTAAAGAAGGAATTAATAACTTCAGATTGCTGATTAGAAGTTTCACTAGACGAAATTTGTTTCTTTTGCTCAAAATAGTCAAAAATATATTTTGAATTATCTAAAAAATATTCCTTTTTTTGCTGTCGCATGTCATTGATTTCCCGTTGTAACGCATATATTTTGTCGCGTGTTTCCATATACTCGTCAATTTCACTTCTTTTCAAAGAACGAACGTATTCTTTGAGCCGACTCTTTTCTTGTAGCAGTTGAGGTATCACAACGTCTTCGTTATGATTGATTTCATTCAAGATTTCCGTGTGTTTTTCATCAATTGTGTGCACCGATGTTTTTGTCACTTTTGATGTCATCAATATACAGGTTTTTATGTATAATTGGATACGTGTTTTTATGTTAATTTTTTCTAATAAAATAAACAAATGTAAGAAAATTCGTAAGATTTACACATAAAAAGCGTTTTCATAATGTATATGGCTGACAGTCCAAGTGGAATAAAACTAGAAAAGAATCAATTTCAGAAAATGGTATTTATAATGAATGCTTTGGAAAAAGGATGGACAATTAAAAAGCAACACGACAAATATATTTTTACCAAAAAACACGAAAACAAGAGAGAAATATTTGAAGAAAATTATTTAGAACGATTCATATTGACGAATTCAACGCACAACTTGTTTCTGGACAAATAAACAAATAACATGTAGGAAAAAAAATAATTTACAATTGTGATGTAATATGCTTACAATTGTAAAATACAATTTCCCAAAAACATATGGTAAGCAGTGTAGATTGTAATTTTTCCAATGAAACTACTATTGTGGTGTGGGCGCAAAGTATAATTTAGGAAAAGTGAAAGGAGTCAATAAATTAATTTAATAAGTATATTATTTCAAAATTATTTTCTTTTGTAATACTATATATAATCCAAAATGGCTGGAGGACTTATGCAACTTGTCGCCTACGGCGCCCAAGACGTGTTCCTTACTGGAACCCCTGAAATCACTTTCTGGAAGGTGTCTTACAGACGCCACACTAACTTCGCGATGGAGTCCATCGAGCAGACCTTCTCCGGACAGGCTGACTTCGGCCGTCGCGTGACCTGCACCATCTCCCGTAACGGTGATCTTGCTTACCGCACCTACCTTCAGGTGACTCTTCCTGAGATCAACCAGGCTATCAACGCTTCTGGCGATGTGTATGCCCGCTGGTTGGATTTCATTGGTGAGCAGCTCGTCGCCCAGGTGGAGATTGAGGTTGGAGGCCAGCGCATCGACCGTCAATACGGTGACTGGATGCACATCTGGAACCAGCTGACCCTTTCCAAGGAGCAGCAGTCTGGTTACCACAAGATGATCGGTAACACCACTCAGCTTACCTACATCACCGACCCTACCTTCGCCGCCGTGTCTGGTCCCTGCGCTTCCTCTGCCGCTCCTTCCCAGGTGTGCGCTCCCCGCAACGCTCTCCCCGAGACCACCCTTTACGTGCCCCTTCAGTTCTGGTACTGCCGCAACCCCGGACTTGCTCTTCCCCTCATTGCTCTGCAATACCACGAGGTGAAGATCAACATTGATTTCCGCCCCATCGGTGAGTGCCTGTGGGCTGTGGATACCCTTGCTGCCGGTTCCGGTTCCAAGTCCGTGTCTGCTGCCTACCAGCAGTCTCTGGTCGCCGCTTCTCTGTATGTTGATTACATCTTCCTTGATACCGATGAGCGCCGCAAGATGGCCCAGAACCCCCACGAGTATCTGATCGAGCAGGTTCAGTTCACTGGTGACGAGTCTGTCGGTTCTTCTTCCAACAAGATCAAGCTCAACTTCAACCACCCCTGTAAGGAGCTTGTGTGGGTTGTGCAGCCCGATGCTAACGTTGACTACTGCTCTTCCCTTGAGGCCGACAGCACCCTTTTCAAGACCCTTGGTGCCCAGCCTTTCAACTACACTGATGCCATTGATGCTCTTCCCAACGCCCTCCACGCCTTCGGTGGTGACGTCGCCACCTCTGGTGCTGATGCCGTCATCTCTGGTGGTGTGTTCCAGATGAACGAGTCCGCTGACGTGACCGGCATTGATGCCGCCGCCGGTGGTTCCGCTCTATCTGATGCCGGCACCTTCGTGCTTGCTGAGACCGCCCTTGACATGCACTGCTGGGGTGAGAACCCTGTTGTGACCGCCAAGCTTCAGCTTAACGGCCAGGACCGCTTCTCCGAGCGTGAGGGTTCCTACTTTGACACCGTCCAGCCTTTCCAGCACCACACCCGTGCCCCTGACGCTGGTATCAACGTCTACTCCTTCGCCCTTCGCCCTGAGGAGCACCAGCCTTCTGGAAGCTGCAACTTCTCCCGCATCGATAACGCTGTCCTCCAGCTGGTGCTTTCCTCCAACACTGTGTCCGGCACCAACACCGCCAAGGTCAGAGTGTATGCCGTCAACTACAACGTGCTTCGCGTGATGTCTGGCATGGCTGGTGTGGCTTACTCCAACTAAGCATGTTAATTAACCTTATCATCATTAACTTTTAAAAAATAATTAAAAACCATACGGATTAATTATTTTTCAATAAAATATCGGGCATTTTTATAGTTTACTTTTCAACTTTATATTTTCTTGCGTGAAACGTTTTAGATATGCATTTGCCTCTTTCAATTGATTAGAAAGTTGTGCGTTTTGTTTTTCCAACTCCACAATACGCAATCGCAGTTCACCGTCAGACATAGTTACTGTACAACAAAATCTTCCGTTTATTTTGTTTTACATAATTACTTTGGACCATTGAAAAATTTAAAATACAATCAATCCCACTGTGATAAACGCCTGTAGCATCACTATAATTTTACATATATTTGTCACAGGATATATGTCGCCATATCCTAGCAAGGTTGCGGTAGTAAATGAAAAGTAGGTTCTATCAAACATGCGTTGCGTAATAGGTATATCTATGTTTTCGGGTTGTAATTCTTCTTCTTCTACAGTCTTCTCTACCTCTTTCTTCGCCTCATCAATCGTTTTTTCTACTTTTGCTTTTTTCATCATCCCCAAAAAATCTTCGCTTTTATTCACATATCCGACAAAGTTTTCATTCGCGCGCACATTACGTTCTCCCGTAGTAATGTCTAGTTTCTTTTTGATTGCGTCTTCTTTTATTTGTTCTTTTACTACATTCACTCCATTAAAGTGTTCGTCGTCTAGTAACGTATACACTAGTGAAAATACAACGACTGATACCAGTAAAGTGTTGAGTTTGGGATGTTTAAATATGTTTGTTATGTTTTTGAAGGAATCGGCTATTGCTTTCATAATCCTATATACAGTGCGCACATATTGTTTTGGGAAAGTCATTCATTTATTTTTAAAATTGAAAATGCGGGATAGTGGCGTATGCATGATAACAGCAACAATGGAATGGTCATATAGCAAAAAAAGAATGGTGTCTTCTCTTGAACGTCTATTGGAACCACCAAAAAAAAGACACTGGTATGAGTATTTTACATGCTGCTATCAGCCACCAATCTGATAAAATTGAAATTTAAAAATAACTTACCTATTCATACAGATATCATCAACCAAACTCAATATGAATTACACTTTTGTGCTGAATACTACCGCAGGTAAACCACTACCAGTGACGGTAGAGGGTAATATTACTATGAAACTACTATATGACCGATTCTTTGACGAAATAGAGAAAAATACGGTGTTCGGTAGAGATGAAATATTGGATATATTTATACATATCGCCCATTGTAATGAAACTTTGTCCATACCAAACAATGATATACTAGTAAAGGATTTCATACCAATGAACCGAAGATTCTTTCCGTTTTCGCCAGAGAATAAAAATACATATTCGTTACACGCAATTGATAGAATGTACATGGAAAGAATTGATTGTAAACCGCTTCCTCTTTCCGCTCCCACTACAAAAAACAGAGATATCCAAACAAACCATATGGATGGATTTATTCAAAAAACCAAACAGGCACTTTCATTCTGGTAAATAAAACGCAATAAAAATAAAATAAAACGTATGTTTTTATTTTGATACCAAGCAAACAATCATAAGGATAACATTAAATATACTCATATAAAAATATATTGATTAATTAGATTAAGATGAAAAATAGTGAGTTTACTGAATTATCCAAATTACTGACAAAGGAATTGGACAGTAAAACAAAAAAGAGCGAGGGCGTATTTTTTACACCACAAACAATCGTAAATGCAACTATTGAACGAGTAAAAAAAGAGAATGTAAACATAAAAAATATACTAGAGCCTTCGTGTGGTTCCGGCGAATTCTTCCAAGTTCTTGATTCCAATTATACCGATGTGAAAATTACTGGAATTGAGTTAAATAAGACTATCTATAACAAAATGAAAGATACCACACTAGAAAATAACGAACTTACACTGGTGAATCAAGACTATTTGAAGTGGAACGCGAGTCAAAAATACGATTTGATTGTTGGAAACCCTCCCTATTTTGTAATGAAAAAAGGCGAGGTAGATGAACGGTTTCACGACTTTATTGAAGGTCGCCCCAATATTTTTACGCTGTTTATCATTCATTCTCTCCAGTTCTTGGAAAAGGATGGGATTCTCGCATTCGTGTTGCCCAAGAATTTTGTAAATTGTCTGTATTATTCTCTGTTGCGGCACCACATTTATGAAAAGTACAAGATAATAGACATAATTCATTGCGACGGTAATTTATTCATGGGCACCGCGCAAGATACAATCATCTTTATTATTCAAAATACGACTCCGTCCGATGGTCATAATGACAACTTCACTATGAATGCGTCAACTACTACATTATTCAATAGCGTTTCTAATACACAACGCATCAAAGAATTGTCTGAAGGGTCAAAAACGTTATCAGAGCTGGGATTTGACCTGAATATAGGCACCGTTGTATGGAACCAACACAAGGATATACTTACCACAGACAAAGACCAAACCAGATTAATATATAGCGGGGACATTAAGAATAACAAGGTCATACTGACTCAATACAAAAATCCAGAAAAGAAAAATTACATACGCAAAGACGGCAATACGGGGGTTACCATGGTTTTAAATCGCGGATACGGAAAAGGAAAATACTCGTTTTCGTATGGAATCGTTGACCTCAATGTCCCGTATTTGATTGAAAATCATCTGATCAATATCCGATACAACAAAGACATCCCCAAAAAAGAGTTAATGAAAAAATACAAATCATTGATTACATCATTTACAGATAAAAGAACAAATGAATTTGTGGAATTATATTTTGGGAATAATGCTATAAACATAACTGAACTGAAAACCATCTTGCCGATTTATTCGTAACTTTCTACAAATTTTAATCAACGATAATGAAACATTTACATTGTATTCATTATCGTTTTGTTTACCAAAGAATAGGATTGTAATAGGGATATCCTATAAAAGGACGATAACCCCCCCAACCCCAATAAGGCATTCTATAACCACCATAAAACGGTCTTCCGTAATATCCATGACGTCTACCGTGATATCCGCGACGATGCATAGTATTATATATTACTCATAGTATTATTTAATATCACTAAAAAATAATTATCATACCATTTATGATGTGATAATGTAAATAAAAATACATATTTATTATTACAGTATTACAATTCTACTTTTAGTATTTCTAATTCTCACTTGAAAACAAACGACGCATATTGTTCGCTTCTACATTAATTTCAGGCGTTTTGAACAGTTTTAATATCATGTTATCGTCGCGGAATCTTGCGCTATAATCCTGTTGAATGTTATTACGTCCGATTCTGCCCAGCGCTTGAAGTGTCTTTTGTTGCGTCATATTGCTCAAATCTTTACCAATAAATCCGTGACAAAACTGATAATTCGTGCCATAGATATAGTCCGACGAAGCAATAATCATAAACAATCTCTGTTCCGAAGCCAGTTTTTTCATGAGTTCCATATATTTTACATCTATATTCTCAATGAACATGCCAATTCCCAACAACAATAGCACCTTAAAATGGTTATCAACATTCAACGACATGATATCCCGAGTATGGTCTTCGTCTAATGAGGCCACAAATGCGTTTTCGCGCACTTCATTGTCAGGAGTCCACAACTTCTGATGAGCTACCGAATTCGGAATATACGTGGGGTCAAGTGAAATGAGTTTGATTTCTTTGCGCATTTTTTCTATTTGGTTCATCCATTGCTGCGATTCGTGGCACAATCTACCACTTTCGCGCGCGCTTGTGGATTCGTTATCCGCGGTTGTTTTCGTTTCTTTGTTTGCGATTTCTCCTTCCAAATAAGTAATCTTATTAATAATGTCATCATTCTTGGAAATATTGTGTAATATACTTTGAAACACCACCGTCGGAATATTGGATTGTTGGATATAAAAGTTTCCTATTTTCTTCACGTCTTCACATAGGAAGATTGTCGGTCCGTCCGTCAGGGTATGTGCGTCTGACGTAGTCAACAAGATACCCTTGCTATTTGAATTTGTTGCTGACACTTTTGACGATTCATCATACATGCTACTTGTTCGTTTCAACGCAGATGAACTTGAATAACTTGACTCACTTTTTGTCTTGCCAAGTCCATTCTGCGTGGTGCTGTCTAGATGAGACAATTGTGTGTTTTTCATATAATTATAAATCTTTTCCCAGCACTCTGGTTTACAATGAGACAACACCTCCAAATAATACAACTTGATAGAATTCATTGTGACGTCTACTATATTTTTAAAGTTGGATTCAAATGTCACTGACGACAAGATATATTCATTTGTCGTTACGTATTTAATAAAACGAATGATTTCTTGTAGGTCAAAATATCTCAATAGTGTCAAATTTTCTTTACAGTAATTCACGCAATCCAGAATATCGGCATAATTCTCATATAACAAATGAGGCAGTGCCGCGAAGCCGCTTTTATTCAATATAGGTATTGACTTGCGACAATCATAACTATTAATCGTGTGAACTTGCGCATTTTCAAATTTACCCTGGAAATCGGCAAATACACTTTGTAACTCTTGTTCGTTTGGCAATGTTGCGCACGATAAAACCATATTCGGTATCTTGTTTTCTTTCCAGTTGCGATGAATAATGGAATGCAGTTCATGGTCGTCATAATCCATTGTAATCGTCGGCTCATCCCAGTAAGTCACCAACTTGTCTACCGGGTTAAATCGCATCATATATTCCATAGAAGTCAAATAGGATTGAACATCGCATATCATGATTTCTACATTGGTTCCAATGCTGTTGTCTACGCGACCAATGCCTCCTGAACGACGATTTCTTGTATAGTTCACTGCCGAGAAGTAGTGTAGACGAATATCCGATTCGTCTTTGCATCCAAACGCAAATGCGACCTTCTTTTCTACTGAAATACATGCCTTCGCTAGAGCCAGTCCAATGTGACGCGCTACACAAACAAATACAATACGCTTGCCTTCTGACAATCCCACTGGTGAAATTGTTTTGCCAGTTCCCGTGGGAGCAGTATACAGAACCAATTTGGATTCCCCGTCTTCTTGTGAATCAAATAACTGAAACAATTTTTGCTGATGTTCAAATAGCGTCAAGTCTTGGTATTTCAGTAAATACGCATTGCGTTCAATAAAGTTATAGGCGTTGTTCATAATGTCGTCCGCACTCGTCTTTTCTTCCGCGTATTTCAAATATTTCTCTATGATGGTTAATACGTGGGTGTTTATATGTTGAATACTGTTTTGTTCTAGTTGTCTGATAGTATACAAATATAGTGCGAATTGGGGTTTATCTTTGTGTAGGTTTTTCAATAAATCATGAAACATCTCTAGTAATACAAACTCATATATGTGTTGTTTGTTTTCGTTAATATTGGCTTCCAAGTTGGTAATACGAATCATATCTGCGCTTTTCAATTTCTTCAACGCATTTCCAGAAATGTTTGTATTTATTTTTACATATTTACCGTATTTTTTTATACTTTTTTCCAGCGTCTCCTTGAAATACCGATTGTATAACAACATTTCGGTTTCGTCGTTTTTTTCTATTTTGGTAAATGAAAATAAGGATTGGTTTTTATTGGTATGTATATTTACATTATGAAATCCACCTATCATCATTTTCAAAATCTCTTTTTCTTCTGTTGAAGAGGGAACCTCAATGGATTCCCATTCACTGCGAGATAACTTGTTCTGTTTAAGATCCATTCTTACTTTGCTTATAATGTAATTGTTCACTATCATATTATAATGATTATAGGTTTAAATCAATTTTATAGGTTCATAAATGGTTTAAATACTTGCACGGTTTATATGATATAGTATGGACACCTCTTATTTGAGCGAGATTAGTTATCATGATACCATTCCATTTGTTTATCCAATTCAATATGGTAAAGTTATCAAAGTATATGATGGAGATACCATCACCATTGCTGCACGCCTACCTAACACAGTTGGTCCAATATACCGCTTCTCTGTTAGGTTGAACGGCATTGATACGCCTGAAATTCGCGGAAAGACGGAGGCAGAAAAGGAATTGGCGTATTTTGTTCGCGATGCTCTTTCTGAGCGAATTATGGGGAAAGTGGTGGAACTTCGTAACGTAGCAAACGAAAAATATGGTCGCATTTTAGCCGACATATATTTGGGCGAAGAACATATCAACGGGTGGTTGGTAGATGAGAACTTTGCGGTTTTCTACGACGGAGGAAAGAAACACCGACCTGCCAGCTGGGGCTAAAAACGCGGTTTTGGTTTGTATTTTAAAATATCCAATAACTGTTTCGTTGTTGGGAAATGTTCGTTACCATAAATATCTTGTAAACATAACCATTCAAACAGTCCACCTGAGTATATAAAGACCTTCTGAAAACCAAGCGATGTTATTTGATGGTATTTCTTTTCTACTGACTTGTCGTTGGTGTTTTCTCCATATATAATTATCTTTTTCCCCGAGAAATCATACTGATTCATTAATGCATTTATCTTTTCTTCCTCGTGTTTGTAATACATGGTAGTATTGATCACATACTCTTGTTCATTCTCGCTTAATGTGTTTATCATCAGGAAATCGTCTGGATGATTAATCGCATATTGTATGTCTTCAAAAGATACGGTTTGTATTTCTTTTTTAAAAATTTGGCTTAACATTCATTTGATATAAATGTTAAGAAGTTGTTTCTATATTTTTCACTACGCAATCATTTTGTATAATTATATCTTTGTAATTTTTACATTTTTCTGCAAAGCGAAATATTTCACCAGCTCGTCGTTCTTGTAATCATCTATATATCGCACTTCCGATATACCTGCCGCTAATACTAACCGAGCACAAACCAAACAGGGATAATGTGTTATATACACCACACATCCTTTACAGGATACTCCTCTGTTCGCACAATCACATAATGCGTTCTGTTCCGCATGAATGGTTGCTTGTTCGTGATTATCTCGCACAATGCTTGTATGAGAACATCCCGGCAAAAAACCATTGTATCCTTGGCTCACTATACGATTGTCCTTTACAAATAAACATCCCACTTGAAGTCGTTTGCAAGGCGACCGTCTGGAAGTTACTTGAACAATTTCTTTGAAATAATCATCCCATTCTGGTCTAGTAAGAGAACCCATCCTATAATTAGATATCTACGTCTCTACTTTTTATATTTTTTGAATATTTTGAATATTTTGATATACACCCTTGAAAGATTTATCAGCAAAACTCTCCTCCCAAAAAACAACGAGATTACTCGCTATTGTCGTCACCTACGTTATTCAACATACTCACAGATTGACTTTCTAAAGTAGTCAGAGAACTGTCGTCGGTCTCTATCATGTGGTCTTTATCCACCGCATTAAACTGAATTCTGTCTGTCAGATATGCAGAATAAAATATATTTTTCTTGGTATTCACAATATCATATGTTTCCTTTACCTTTAATGCCATGAATAAAATATTGGTAAGGTAAACGGTCATTGTCTTATCATCTAAATAGTTGACGAACACCACATATCCACTTATCCCAGCATTCAACACAAATGCGGAAAGAGCAAGATATCCAGAATGTAAATAGTAGCCATCATAAGCCAATATAGATGCGTGTTTGTCATCGGGAAGTTTGACTAACGCATCCTCAATGGAATCGTTGTCAAAGGGCAGATGCTTATCAACCTCTAAATAAGATATTAACCTGTTTTCGCGTTTAATTTCCACAGTATACATAATCAGAAAACAAACGAGCGAATACACGTTCATAACAATAGCTGTGGTATACACCTCGGGCACAACCGTGGTATTCTCAAACATACCACATATGTGGTCTCCACAGTTCTGAGGAACAAATATCACCAACATGGAACCCATAATCACACGATATAATTCCAACAGGAACCCGATATACACAGCAGACTTTTGTTTGAAATCTTGGTCAGACATTGTAACCTGAATGTTCTCGGCAAGCTCGTCAATAGAACTGCGCCTTACAACTTGAGTAGTAGCCTTTTCAGACATCCTAATATATATTTTATACAGAATATAAATTTGGTGTTAACATCATGATAGTAGAAAATTGAATAATTATTTTTTTGTATGAACATTGTATATAACTCAACAATATGGTATTTCCATTGATTATTAACATTGAAGGCAATATTGGGACCGGTAAGTCTACTATTTTACAAAAACTGAAGGATGTATTAGAAATTCATCATAAAAATAGTGTTTTATTTCTAAAAGAACCCGTAGACAAATGGGATACCATCAAAGATAGCAATGATACGACGATATTAAAACACTTTTATCAAGACTCTACCAAATACGCATTTCCGTTCCAAATTATGGCGTGTTGCACGCGAATTGCGAATCTTAAAAGTGCGATCGATAACAATCCACAATGTAAAGTGATTATTTGCGAACGTTCAATTGAGGCCGACGCAAACATATTTGCTAAAATGTTGCACGATGATGGGGTAATGAACGAAATGGAATATAAAATTTATAATCTGTTTTATAACGACCACAAAGATTTATATACACCCACTGGCTATGTATATTTAGATACAAATGCGGATGTTTGCTTAGAACGAATCAAAAAGCGTTCTCGCGACGGGGAAGCGAATATCGAGCTAGAATATTTACAGCGTTGTCAAAATTATCATGACACGTGGTTAAAAAATAAAGATTTGGAGACACCTGTATTAATTATAGATACTAATAAAGATGTGAATCATAATAACGACGAAGGAAACGAATGGGTAACTAAGATAAGCGATTTTGTCACGGAGCGATTACATAAAACGAAAGAACCCAATACAAACCGTGATGTTAACTATCAAAACTGGGCAATAGATTTCCCGTAAGATAAACGAATAAAACGATAACTATATATGTTAACTAAATTTGACTATTATTTTTACACTCTCCTTCTTAATACATTTACAAGCAGAAATTGACAATTCTTCCCTTTTTTTACGCGTTTTCGCCTTTTCACATGGTTTTGATTCATCTATGCTTTCTTTCCTTTTTGACGTACTGTTACGATTGTTCATATCTTGTTCAATATGTTTGTAGTTTTGTCCGATATAATCAATCACATTGTGCTCCAATGCCCATTTGAAAAAATTTAACTGTCCAATGGTTGTTTCCATATACATTGTCTCATTGTATGGGATGGAAATACGATCCCATCTACAAAACGGGTCAAATCTCTTCTTTGAGTATGCTTTTAGTTTCAATTTGTATTCATTATATACCTTGAAACGCACATTTTCTTCTTTTGTTCCCAATATCATAGGTATCTCATAAACAATGAAATATTTTTTCGCATAATTTGTTACAAACCAATCTACGATGCGTAACGATATATTTGATTCACCATTTACAATATCTGTTATTTTTTTTAAGTTATCGGTGTTTGTATAAAAATCCTTCAAGCTATCTAATAATAGGTCTTGTTGTGTATTCAATGTAGTAGTTTTTAGAGCCATTATTGTATAAGCAAATAAAAAATTTTTATATTTATTCTGCGTAAATAACTATTATTTCTTCACGGGGACAATATAGGTATCAATTGGTTCGGATACCAGTGGACATCTAGAATACACCGCATAATAAGGTCCATATGACGTGGTATAGTTCATTTTTGTTAATGCTGGTTCACAATATACATGTCTTATTTCATCCACGCAGTTACTGGTTACCGCATTTTTACCAATCAACCACCAATCATTCATCGTTTTCAACCTGAACGCATCAACCGATGTATTTATTTTGGATGCCTGCATGGTCGCCAGCTCCTCCTCAATTTGGTCAATTAAATTTACATAACTATCCACCTTCCCTTTTTCGTTTTGTATACCATAGCTTATTTGGTGTTGCATAATTCGGCCATATGGAGTTATATATCTACGATTACACCCCTGTAACAACACAAACCCCATACTATAAGCACGTTCGGCAATACAGTCCAAATTGTATTTTTGAATCTCGGCTAACATTTTGTTTCCATGTTCTACAGAGCCACCATTTGTATCTAAATATACGATGACGTTCTCTTTGGAAGGCATTTGATTCAATTCGTAAATAAAACTATTTGCTACATCCTCATCAATCGTGTCTTTTACTAAAACAAAGTTGCCATAAGTTAAGTGTATGGCTGACGCATTATTCGCATTCGCGCATTTACATAAATAAACGCACAGAAATAAAAAATACAGCATAGACTTCATGTATAGTAATATACAGCAACATATTTTTATTTATAATATACATTGTTTACACATACAGCACTCATTCGTGTTTATATTTTTGGATAAGATACAATTTTTAAAGCAGTCTAAACATACTTTGTGACCGCACTTTGGAAGGATATAGTTTGTTTGTTCAAACGGATTATAACATATGGGGCATTCTTCACCGAAATGTCTAGTTGGGATGGCGTTTGTCCATTCTCTTATTTTTGTATCTAATTCATCCAACTTGCTTTTTGTTTTATATGTATTGATTCTATCACGAAGACTTGTATTACACACATCATTTATATCTACACTATAAATGATGTCATATGCGTTCCGAAGCGTTTGTTTTTTCAGCTGACTCATGTTTGATTGTTTATTCTCTAGTATACACGGATAATCTGTGTTTGTTTCAATTTTATTCAAAACAAGGGGGCATTTGTAACTAGTTCTTGGGTAATCATACCTAATGCACCAATCATTGCCAGACGACCATTATTCAACTCTTTATCCAGAAGTTCACCGCTATTTTCAGTAGTCAAATCAATCGTATTGAAATCATAATCGCCGGGTTGATAGTATGGACGAAGAGTAAATGGTTTCTCCGTAGGATTTTCCCAACCACGGAACATAGATGAAAATTCAGACATAAACATGGTTCCAACAATCAATAATTTTACATTCGTCGGCAAGTTATCAAACTCGTGAATACCGGCTTTATGAGTAAATTGCTCTACTAGAGGAATTGTTGTAGAAGCAATCATCGCAATGCGACCATGCTTTAATTCGGCTTCTCTATAAAAAACAAGACGCGTATCGTCTTCCGATAACTGAAATGGATCAAATTTTTCAAAAGGTGGCGCAGAATCGCGGATGACCACTTCTTTTGGGGTGTAAAGAAAGGGTGACGTAGCGCGTAAAGCGCCAGCCAGAAGAGGAAGAATGAAACATAAAATAGTTCGCATAGTATATATATTACTACTAAAGTTTTTATATTGTTATTACGTGTTTGTTACCATATATGGTGTATGTCTGACGTGGTTACTCTGACGTGGTTACTCTGACGTGGTTACTCTGACGTGGTTTATAATATGCGATTGCTTACGATACCATCTAATTTGTATTGTTTCATATGCTGCAATATATAATCCGCACTACACGTGAACGCATATACAAAAATACCGTTTTTGTGAAGCATTTCTATATTTTCATGATTTAATGACAACCAATCCATGCATACAAAATCCATATTTTTTGATAAACGTGCTAAGTCCTCTTTTTCAAACGAATTGCATATTGATAAACCAATTTTTACAGGTATCTTAGACTCTAATAAGGGTTTTATAAACTGCCGATTAAACCCGCTAATATAAATGCGATGCAATTGTCTAGTTGAAAACCGTGAGCGCAATGTATCAATCAGTGGATATATTACATCGCAACTTCCTTTGATATCCAGAAAAAATTTTATTGTTTCTATTTTTATTACATCAAACACAGTAGTTAAATCTACAATATCTTCCTGTTGCAATTCTTTTAATGTATACTCACAAATAGGTTTATCATGTAAATATGTGTCGTGGTACACTACGATTTCGCCTGTTTTACATAATTGAATATCCATTTCTATCATATCAAATCCATAATAAACCGCTTCTAAAAACGAGGGAATGTTGTTATCTCCACAATTATCAGAATAACCGCGATGTGCGATTTTTAACATGAATATTTCTTATATTGATGATACAAAATAAAAAATTAGCAATAAATGAACAGAGAGCGAATACCAAATGATGTAAGACATGGGGGTCCTTAGTAAATGTCATTTACCTTAGCTATATCAAGAAAAATCAACCATAAAATAGAAATTATAGAAAGTGCATGTTTTTTTACAAAACAAAAAAGTTTTTCAGATTTGCACTTTTGGACATTTTTAAAAATGTCCAATTTTCATTTTCTCAGAAAAGTTTTTTCTTGCAAAAACACACTTTTTGTGTTCATAGCATAATGCAGTAAATCGCGTTTTTCAAAATACAGTTTGGCTGCACAACTTTTTTTATAGTTTTGTTAAAAATCAATTTAGGGGATTTTTGTGTAACATAAATATAGTTACATATGTTACAAAAAAATCCCCAGAAAATCCCACGATATTTTTGTGAGAAGTGTGAATACAAAACTAGTAACAAAAAAGATTATTCAAAACATTTAACCACTGCAAAACATTTAAAAGTTACAAATGTTACAAAAAAATCCCCTAAAAATCCCCAACAGCATAATTGTCGTTTCTGTGACAAAGAATACAAATCGCGAATGGGTGTATGGCGTCATGAAAATAAATGCGTTGAAAATACTGACGAAAACGAACTGTCATACCGACCATCCACACCACCCGTCGTGCAACAAGTTGACAATTCTGTATCAGATGCGCCTGCGAATACGAATATTTTACTAGAATTGGTGAAACAAAACCAAGAGCTGATGAGCAGTAACAAAGAATTCAAAGAGCTTATGGTAGAACAACAAAAAGAGAACCAAGAACTTCAAAAACAGCTATTGGATAGTGTAAAACATGGCGGACAAACCATTACAAACAATACTATCAATAATAATCAAAAGTTTAATTTGAATTTCTTCTTAAATGAACAATGCAAAGATGCGATGAACATGTCTGATTTTTTGGAGAACATGACGCTTGATATTGAAGACTTAATGGAAACTGGGCGACTTGGATACGTGAATGGCATATCGCGTATTTTAGTGAATAAACTCAGAGAAATAGACGCATACAAAAGGCCTCTTCATTGTACGGATTTGAAACGCGAAACGCTTTATATTCGCGAAAACGACGAATGGTCAAAAGAAGAGAACTCAAAGGAAAAAATCAAAGAACTAGTTGACCGTGTTGCGAACAAAAACTGTCGGACGATGAAACTGTGGACGGAAGAGCATCCTGACTATAATTTGGTTGATTCGGTGGACAATTTGGAATTCATGAAGTTGTCTGATACAATATTAGGAGGTTTCGGAGAACAAGAAAATAGACAATTCAGAGACAAGATAATCCGAAGTGTGATTAAGGAGGTTGCAATCAACAAGATGTAAAATGTGTTCTCGGATATTTTATATTCTTATATCAGATATGCGATTCGGTTGGTTGATTATACTATTAGTAGTCGCATTAATTGTAGGAACAATGTGTCAAGTTACACTACGAGAACCTTTGTCAAGTGAAGATATGACTAAAGCAGCGGCATACGACATGAAAAAGGAAAGTAAAAAAGACGAGATTACATCTATACCAAAAACTACTCATTTCACTGTATTATTAGAAAAAAATAACGAAGACGATTCACAAGATAAGCGCGAGTTTAGCAAAAAAAATAATGCCATAGTTTATAACATGGGGTGTGTATTAGAGAAAGAAACAACGCAAGAAATCGGAGAACCTATATCTATACGACAAGACGAGGTGAGTGATATCAAATTGCCTATGGAAACGAATAAGTTAAATAGTTATATCTCTCTTTCTCCAAAGGATGGAAAGTATTTCCCAAGCAACTTTCAGTTAAAAATTACAAACAAAGTGGACGTAAACAAATACAACTATGAGCTGTGGGGAACAACTCCCGGTAGAGAAAACGCACCATCAAATGGAGTTATAAGTGCAGACAACATAAAGTCAATGCCATACCCTGAAGAATTATACACTATCCAAAATACAGATATCATTATCAAAAATATTAATATTGGAAACAACGCATTAAATATCGTATCCATTGGAACAATTTTTGATAGGAATTTCAACGCAATTGGAAATGTAGACAATGTAAACAACGATATCATTATAAGCTGCGACAAAGCGGAGAACGTGACAGGGATTTTAATCTATATAGGCGCGCCTGTGTTGATCAAGTAAAGAAAGAACCAAATCATAATATTGTAATTATCCAATATTATTATTCTATCGTATTTTCGGGTATTTACAGGCCCTTCTTATAGTCAACAACATAAGGATTTGACTGAAGATTCACCATCATCTCGGGTGCTGTGCGGTCCATCTGGATTTTAGTATTATATTCCTTCACATTTCCAGACAATTGTCCCATAGTGGAAACATCAGGAGCCTTATAGGGCATGTTGCCACTAATAGAACGTTCGTTCTTCAACATACCATCACGCTCTTTCTGTCTCATATTTACATCCGTATTCAACAATGACATATTTCCCTTGACCATATAACCATCAATGGTGCTTGATTTGATATCGTTGTTTCGTTGGTTGTAGCCAGAGTCGTATGAAGTAGTTTGTCTAGTTCCAGCACCGGCACCGGCATTACCAGCATAGTAGAAGTCACCCGTGTCATTTCTAGCAGTATGTGATACTTGATGGTCAGTCACGTGATAAGCACCTCCATTCTGGTTTGCGTTTACATTAAGATGGAATTTGGAATTTTCAGTTGTTTCGCGAATCGTGTGGGCGGGTTTGTCAGCAGGATTGTATACGTAACTCTGGGTAACAGCTGTGCCTGGATTTTGATAAGGACGCATGGTTCCAATCATGTTCTCTTTACGAGAAGGTTTCAGCATATCCAATAGAGGCGCAACTGCTGCTCCAATACTGCCGCCAATCGCACCGAAATAATCATCTTGTTTGTTCGCAGACCGGTTGTTTGTGTATGCCTTGTTGGAGCGAATGCTGTGGTCATGTTCGCCAGCACGATTGCGACCATGTGCGTTCGCAACACCCACTGGAACAGGACCTAACTGCTGAGTATGAGATGGCATATACTCGCCGGGAACATAGGCCGCCTGGTTCTGTGCGCCTGCTACACCAGCATAATCAGTGGCGGTTTCAGGGCGGGTTACGTGACGTTCCACCGGAATGGCACGCATAGATTGACCCTTTTCTAATCCACCGGTAACAAACAGTCTTCCGATATCATCACCCGTGTTACGCTCGTCTAATGCGAAAGCCCGCTCGGGGCGATGTTTTTCCATCACGCCCATTTGTTCGGTAGTAGCAATGTGTTGAATATGACTACCAGCTGGGCCCTCGTGACCAATAAGACTTACGCCAGATGCTCTAGGATTGTTGTCTACACGCAATTCGTCTACCGTTTTAGGCTGCCATGATTCACGGTTCATCATACCAGAATTAAAACCATCCGCACCCTCGCTTGTATATCCTAAACCTAATCCAGGAGCTACTCTCTGCTGTTCAAATGGATTTACATTTGCCATCTTCATACTAGGGTTGATGCGGGATCTAACGAATTCAGATTGGTTAGGTGCCCCATGTGCCCACTGTAAATTGTCTTCTGGAGTGAACAAAGGAGACTGTTCCTTTTTATTGATATCCTGAGATCCACTGCCCGTATACGCATCCAACAGTCCCTCATAAGAATTGGCGTCTTTAATGGCGGTTTTTGATTTTGCGCCAAAGTAGGGAGTCATGTTGTTATGTTCAAAATAATTACCAGCAACACGTTGTCCAGACAGAGAAACATAGTCAAGAGCATCATCTGGCTTGGACTCTTGGTGAGAGGGTTGGAAATATTTATCAGTGTATACACCAGAACGGTTATTGAACTTGTTTAATACAGTTAATTCAGCGGTATTATCTAATTCAGAGGACTCCACTCGGTCTTCAGGTAAATAATTCGCATCAGGGATATTTGTATTCGGTAAGCCTTGTTGATTTTCAAAGTTTTCTACATCTGTTTTTTCTTTTGTTTGTCTATCGATTAAATACAAACCTGTTAAAGCAAATAATGGTACGATAGCTTCCATTTATATTATGTAAATATAAATTTTATATATATTTACAAAACAATACTTGGGATTGAAACGTTCTGGATTATACACAGTTTCCAATCTTTCCGTTGGTACATATAGAGGAACCAGTTAGGTAGAAAGAGTTCGCGTTTTGTACAACAGGAACCTTAGGTATAAAATTGTCTTTCTCTAAAATTCGGGATTGAACATTATTGGGGAATTTTTTCTCCAAATTTGCCTGAGGGTCTAATATAGGAGTTTCCCAACGGATTTGTTCTAAATCCCTGACTTTCCAAGCAGGGTGAGTTGCTCTAGACTCGTCAACGATTGGCGCGGACTCTTTATACGACACCGCAGAAGAAGAAGCGGATTGTAGTTGATAGTTATTTTGATTTACTAAATCACGATTCAATGGTCTTGTTAACCCCCGTAAATCACTTTCCAGATTCACGGTATTGTTTCTAAGATTCGCACCCCATTTTTGAAGGCGCAGTTGGGGGTCTTGCATAAAAGGTAGATCAGTTCCTTGACCAGGAGTATTTAACATATATCTGCCGGTAAAAGTAGTCTCTTCCAGTTGTTTTTTAATACGGTATGGGTCGTCATGAAACCGAGTAAATGACATATTTATAAACTACTATATAGTTAGAAAAAATATAGTTAAAGAGTGTTTTTATTCATTACATATAATAATGCCTAAAATATGCTTGAATATGATAGTGAAAAACGAAAGCAAAATAATTACCCGATTCTTTGATTCAGTTCTCCCGTTTATAGATGGATATTGCATTTGTGATACTGGTAGCACTGATGAGACGCAAACGATTATTCAAGCTTACTTCAAAGAAAAAAATATACCAGGAAAACTCGTAGAAAAGGAATTCGTAGATTTTGCGACAAACCGTAACTATGCGTTGTCTGAATGTCATACGCTGACCGACATGGATTACGTGTTGCTTTTGGACGCAGATATGAAATTACGCTTCGGAGATATAGATATTCAAGACTTCAAAACCAATATGACACACGATTCGTATTTTTTATATCAAGGAAATGACCATTTTTTCTACAAGAATTTGCGCATTGTTCGCAATTCGCCGGAATATTCTTATTGGGGCGTGACACACGAGTACATGAACACTCCTGTGAATTGTAAACAACATACTTTTCCAAAGTCTTCTCTATTTATTCATGATATTGGCGATGGTGGCGCGAAAGATGATAAGTATGCTCGCGATATTCGGTTATTGAAAAAAGGGCTGGAAGACCATCCGAAAAATGAGCGGTATTTGTTCTATCTGGCAAATAGTTATATGGATTCCGGACAATACCAAGGGGCAATTGATACATACAAACAGCGAATTTATGTGGGTGGATGGAAAGAAGAGGTGTGGTTTTGCTACTATTCTATTGGAAGAGCATACAAAGCGTTGTATTCCGTGAATCATATTCACAATGTAGACTACATATTCCATGCGATTTATTATTGGCTAGAAGCCTATCAATTCTACCCCGAGAGAATTGAGAACTTATATGAAATTGTCAAGTTTTACCGAGAACAAGGGAAACATCAACTGGCCTACCAGTTTTATATGATGGCCGATTATCAACGCACGCATCATTACAGTGACGACCATCTGTTCCACGAAAAGGCGATATATGACTATAAATTAGACTATGAATTGTCTATTATTGGATTTTATGTGAATCCGGTGAATATGAACCTTCATCAAAAAATTCACGAGTTATTTTCCAATAAATATATTGACGAAAGCGCTTTCAAAAACGTGTTATCCAATTACAAATACTATACTCAACGGTTGTCTGATTTTGACATGAAACGTCATCCCCAAGAAGTGGTTCGGTCTCTGTGTTGTGAGTTTGAGAGAACACATCCCGGGTTTTCTATGTCTACCCCGTCAGTCGTGACCTCGGCGAACGGCGAGCTTATTGTGAACGTTCGGTTTGTAAATTATCGCATCGACAATAAAGGTGCGTATATAAATGAGAACCAAATTGTAAGTCACAATATGATATATGTTCTCAATAAAGATACATTTGAACTAATAAACCAATATGAGTTACAACATAATAGTAAACATGACGGTTTGTATGTAGGATTGGAGGACGTCAAGCTATTCCCACATGACGATAAGTTGCTGTATATATGCAACCGAGGTATCCGTGTTGGCGAAATTCAGGTAGAAAGGGGGGCGATCGGTCCATCCGGCGTATGCACATCTGAATTAATGAATCTAGAAAATAAAAACATGGTTGAAAAGAATTGGGTTCTCTTCTATCATCGTATGAACAAGACTATACAGTTTGTTTACAATTGGTATCCTTTACAAATAGGAACATACACAAATGAATCTGAAAATGAACCCACGAGAACCTTCAACTCTGTCATTTCCAAAAAATACAAAACCCCTTTACTATTCCGCCATGTCCGTGGATCCACAAATGGAATATATGTGAACGACGAACTATGGTTTATATGCCATGTAGTGAGTTATGAAGAGAGAAGACGTTATTATCATATGGTAGTCGTATTGGACCCTACAAATGAATACCGGCTGAAAAAATATAGTCAGTTATTTACATTTGATAAGCAAAGTGTAGAATATACAACCGGATTCGCGTATGACGAGAACAAAAACGAGTTTTTGATTGGGTATAGCACCTACGATAAATCAACTAATTTTGTATGTGTTCATAAAGAGAAAATAGATACCATGTTTATATGATGAGTCGTTCCATATGTCCTTTACATGGAGCATACGACTTTCGGTGCCACTGTGTAATGCCGTGTTCCAGAATCCCTTCTCTATGTGTCTTCGTAGCATATCCCATATTGGTGTGTAATCCGTATTTGGTTACCAACTCGGGGTGTTGGTCGCATAAACCAAGCACGTATTGGTCACGGGCGGTTTTTGCTAAGATGCCCGCAGCGGCAATTCCCATATACCTTCCATCACCCTTTTCAAACGTATGAGACTCTAATGAAATGAACATCTCCCTCGCCGGGTCAAATACATTATAAGGTTTAAAATAATTACCATCAATTAATGCAGCAAAGTCGTCTATTGTCAACGCAGGGTCTTTCTGCTGAAAG